GGACTTGTCCACAAAGGAAATTGATTTGGTGTATGACGTGGTGAATCGTCATCTGGCATCGCTCGGCATCCATGAGGCATTTCCAAGCATTGAGACTTTGATGCTGATGAACCCCAGCAAAAGTGATACAATATCCTAATGAACTACTTCAAAGTAAAATCCAAAAAGAAACCATCAATAAGTCGTTTGAAAAAACAACTTGAGATTCTAGTAAAACAATTCGTGAAAATAAGGGACAAAAACATTTGTCAGCGGTGCGGCAAGTACGTTACAGGATCAGATTGTCACGGGTCACACGTCATCCCTGTATCTGCTGGGAATCAATTCCGTTTCGATCCTTTGAACATCAAGACACTTTGTTATCACTGCCACATAAATTGGTGGCACAAGAATCCTATTGAAGCTGGTGACTGGTTCCAAGCCAAATTTCCTGAACGTTATGATTACCTATTTGGTAAACCAAGAATGTCAGTAAAATACACGGTTCAATGGTATCAAGACATGATAGAGAAATATAAAGCACTTTTGAAAACTTTGTCGAAGGAGTAAAATATAAACACAGCGCGACATTCCCACATTCGTTTGTGGGTAGGCACTGATTGGCTATCTATTTCATCACTGTCAGGTGGTGTGCATAGGGTCGTAGCTGAACAGGAACCCGCTCAAATCTTCATAAACATGAATTGGTGAGGTTTTGAAACTTCCTCGCCCGTTCGTGCGCTTGACCAAATGTAAAGAAAACGGATAGCAAATTGGCCTCAAATGCCAGCTCCGTTTAAGACGTTGGTTAGGCACACGAGCGTTCGTGCGCTCTGTTCTTTGAAGAACCTTTATCGGAGCGCATCGACCCCAACTCTTCCACGTTGGGCGTTCCGTTTAACTGTCCGAAATTATCGGACGTTTGAACGGAGCGATTAACGCTCCTCAGAGACGGAATTGGTGAGACGTAAAATCTCGCCCGTTTCGTCCTCATTCGAGCTTGGGTGTCTTGGGCTAGAGTGAGAACGGAACGAAAGGAGATAACATGGAAACTGAAGATCCCGTGATCAAGTGGATGAGAAGCACTGTGATGGTTTGTCACAACTGCCGTCGAAGTACACGCCACGATGTGGGTGTGAAATACGTTGACGGAAAGGAGATAGACATTCGCAACTGTCTGCACTGCAAGACGCTTACGGAAAGCTAACAAGCCTTCCGTTTTTCATCAAAAAACACCCGTAATGGGTGCTTATTTGTATTCCTCAATAAGTTGATCGTAAGTTTCCCAAGGTATCCCAAGTTTGTTAGCGATTAAATGCTCCACAACCGTGGCAAAGTCATGGAATGGCGCGTATGGAGCATCAGGGTCGTTGCCCGCTTCTCCAGGCTTACCAGAGGCCAGAAATGAGGCATCGAAGGCCGTCACTTGTTCATCCGTCACCCCATTCTTCATGCAAAGGTAAAACTCTACCAATTCATGTACCAAGAGTACAAAGTTCATGTCGGCATCGCCCAAGTCCACGCCTTTGATGTAACCGCCGTAAGCAGTAGGAATCCAATCGCCTACATCTTCATTCCTGATATCTTTTTTATCCACCGTTTCAAGAATGAAGCGCATATCAACGGCATTGAGGAGGAATGCCTGAAATCTTGCCACATGCACAGACGCCGCTTCGATCCGTTTGGACGTGCATGTTTCCCACGCAGTTGTTTTTGCTGAACTTCCTTTTGAACTTGGAGAACCATTGGCGAAGTTTCATAGGCTAAAAGAGGTTATTTTTTAGGCCGTAAGCGTAGCGTTTCTGAATGGCCCCAGGATATGCCTTGGAGAGATAGTCGAGAAGAGGGCGGGTGTATTTGTTTGGAAAGTTGAATCCTTCGAGGTTATTGTAGCAATCCTTCGCCGCACTCGGAATCGAATCACCAGTACCCGTAACAACCGCAAGCTGATAATCGGCCCCAACCGTCACAAGTTGGTCGCCTTTCATCTTGACATCCATGTTCCAAACATTGTCTTGGATTTCTTCGTCGTAATCAACATCGGCATCCTCTGGTGTTACGATCTTTCCGTCACTGTTTTTGAAGTTGAAAACTCGAACGCTGGAGGCGAATTTATGAGGTGCGTTCTCATAAGGATTGCGATGTTCCATCAGAGCCTCGAAAAATTCTTTACACGAACCCACAAGAGCCAATTCGCTATAAAGGCAATTGAAGCCCGCTCGATTGGAGCAGAATTCGGAAAAGTAAGGCGTACCATCAGTTGGATCAAATAAAATGGATGCGTCAAAAATGAATACGCCCTTATGTGCCTTTGCCATTTTGTAGACAGCGGGTGGGAAGGCCATTTCATTGATCTGCGCTCCTGGATCCGTTGTGAAGACCAGATCGGCCGAGCAACCTGTCAAAAAAGAAATATCACCCGCTCCGATCTTCTTCAATTCAATATCAACAGTCGTGGCGACGAGTTTTCCATCGACAAACAATGCTTCGGGGGTGATCTCTACGGCATTGGCAATCTTTTTTTCTAACAGAAAACCACCACGCTCAAATTCCTTTTGGTTTTTCTCCAACTTTTTTGTGATGTCATCGCGTGCCTTTTCTGGATCATCAGAATCAGGTACGGAGGTGGGAGCAGATTCGTCAAATCCTTTGGCGACCCATGCGGAATCGGTATCCTGTAGAAATTGAATAGCGTCGGCTACCTTGGAAAACTCATGCTCTTCGGCTACCTCTAAACCAGGATAGTTGGCCTCGACAAACTTTTTAGCAGCGGCACGATCTACCTCTAACTTTCGATCTTCCTCCGTACAGTACAAGCCCATCATCTTACAGTCCTTCAACTGTTCGGCGTACTCAAAAACCAAGTTGAATCCCGCGAAGAAAAACGCCTCTTCAGGTTTCTTGTCATTCAAAACCATCTGAACCATCTTTTCAGGAGTGACTTTTTTCACGATCCCGTCGAAAGCAGACATGCGTTTCTTCTTGTCATCACTCTCTTCGTGTTTTTTTCCGTCAGCCGAGGTTTCCGTGGATCGAATATCAGGCAAAAGAGACACAACAACGTCCACACCTTCACGTTGTAAATGTTCAGCCACGGGAAGACATTCCCCGAAGAAATCCATGAAATAAGCGCGTTTCAAGGGCATAGGTGGTGTTGACAAATCTATGAATCCATGATACGCTTTCCGTGCGAAAAGTCCAGCCAAAAAAGTCACTCAAAGGTTGAGAGGTGGAGAAATCCACGCGGTAGCTGGTACCGTCGCACTCTCAGCCTCTGAGTGATTTTTATGAAAAAAATAGAATTGACAAAAGGGTATCATGCGAAGGTAGATGACGATGATTTTGATCGTATTTCAAAGTCTTCGTGGTATCTACATAGCATGACCAAAAAATCAAAACTGGTTTATGCCTCCAGGAAACTACCGAATTATGGAAAAGATGTATCAATGCATCGGATCATAATGGAGGCCGAAAAAGGCCAGCATGTAGATCACATAAATGGCGATGGACTCGACAACCGAAAGGAAAATCTGCGTCTCTGCTGTCATTCGGAGAATTTGAGAAACCGAGGAAAGAATGTCAATAACACTTCAGGATTTAAAGGCGTCGTAAAGCAGAAAAATGGTAAGCCATGGTCGGCGGAAATTACGGTAAATTATAAACACATCCATTTAGGAACATTCAAAACAAAAATCGAGGCAGCAAAGGCCTACAACGTAGCAGCACTAAAATATCACGGCGAGTTTGCTCGACTAAACGTAATTCCAAAATAATATGACCGATATTCTACTTGCCGCAATTCTCGCAGTGATAATCAAAGTTGCTGTGGATCATCGTAACGATTGAATGTAATCACTAAATGATATGCTTCAAACATTTCTGATTATCTGTTGTCTCTGGCTACTGATTACCAAAAACTGATACGGCTGCTTTTTTAGCTGCCCCTTTTAAAAGAGGTTTTGCTATGGGAGCAATCGCTTTGGCGAACATTGGGACGCGGGTTGCCGTCTCACCAACGATTCGTGGAGAAGAGGTAGCTGCCGTCGCTGCCATGCCAGGTATCACATAAGGATTATGGATCATGGACTCAAAGCCACCCATCCCCTCACTCCCAAGCAAAAACGTAGTTAGATATGATCCAAGACCCTCCGCTGTCCATTTTGACATGAGAAGTCCCGCGATGTCAGACATCAAATCCTTACTGGCTTTTGCTCCGAGTTGTTCCGTCACGTTTCGATAGACAATCGACTTTGGATTGAAGACGTTGAGTAGTTTACGGGCAGCCGTAGTCGGGGTTTTCGTCTCAAGGCTCAATGCACTTTTGGCTTGGTCAATAAATTGTGAGGCGGCGGCGTATTCTTTGTTCATCACTCCAACTTCAGGAGCACGCTCCGAGATATAATCCGAGAGGCCAGAAGAAAGTCCTGTGACGATGGCATCAAAGGATTTGGCAGCTCCGCTTGGAGAAATGCCACCCACACGATAGCTGGAGATGATCTTACGCAACTGGTTCATGCCTTTTGGTGTTGTGTCATCCCAATCATAGACGCGTTGAACCAATTCCGTGAGATTGTTCTGATAGGATTTTGGGAGCGTGGCTTTTGTAAAATCAAGATTGGTTCCCTTTGTCGGAACATTGAAGTCAGTGAGCGTCTGTGTGATGCTCTTTTTTATTCCTTGTGTGGTAAGTGCCTTTTCGGGAACTGACTTTTCTACTGCGGCCATGTTTGCCTCGTAAGCATCGCTGCGCGCGGATTTGAGGGCATCGAGAGCATCCTTAGCATCCTGCGTAATTTTCTCTGCGCCAAGTTCGGGATTCTCGGACATCTTTTTGATCGACGCCTGAACCGCTTCAGGATTTTCAATCGCGTAATTAATGGCAGCCTTCGGGACGCCGCTTAATTTCGATGCGACGAACGTAGCCGCCTCCTTTGCCATGTTTCCAAAAGGTTTGGACGCCGCAGCCATTACAGGCTCCAGGAGAGGCATAGCAGCCCCCAATGCGGCTCCATATGCTCCTTGTTTCCATGATCCAGTTTGGGCGGCGGAAAGCGCGCCTGTTTCTGCGGCCTGTGTAGCCATTCGAGGCAGAAGCGCGGCACCAGCCTCTTCACCCATGCCAGGCACGGCAAATTCAGCCACGTTCGCCGCAAGCGCGCCTGCCTGTTCTGGTAGACCTTTTGGAGCGAAGTCCTGTTGAGATTTTGTCACGCCCTGCTGGATGCCTTGTTGAACCTCTCCCGCCATCTGTGGAGTAAATCCAAGTTTGCGAGCGACAGGTTGGATGACATCTTTGGCGATGGTTTTTCCAACAGGAGTTGAGGCCGCCCAGTTTCCAGCCGTCACGCCGAGTTCTGCCGCGTTTGGAACCATTCCAGCGATCTGTTTTCCAGCACCGACGAGAGCTTCGTTCCCGATGTTGACGGGATTATATTTATTGATTGTACCCATTACATCCTCCGCTTTTTGCGTCCATGTTTCTGGTGCTGGAGTTGGAGCAGATGTAGTATTCGCCGCTGACGGCATAAACCCCAAATCGGAATACTGATTTGACGAAGCAGGCGCAGCCGTAGTTGGTGCGCTTGTTTTCGGTTGTACCGCAGAAGGCATGAAGCCCAGCGAGGAGTAGTCATCCATATTATTGATTCGTTTGTATCTGAGTGAATCCCTGGCTCAATGCTTTTTGAAGATTTGAAGCTGGCATCCAACCAGTAGTACCGTCAGGAGATGTAACCTGGACAGGAAGGTTCAAAAGACCCTGTGCGTACATTCCAGCCTGACTGTTAATTGCGTTGATTTTGTTGTCCACGAACCCCTTCAATTGATTCATATTTGAAGTGAATTGATCGACTGTAAGTGTTGGATCGACCACATCCAAACCAAGTTGGGTTTTCAAATCGGAAGCGGAACCGTAACCAAGGATTCCAGCTATGTCGTCGCCAAGAAGTTTCTGTGCTTGGGCGAAATTTGCCGCGTTCGTATTTCCGAACTCAACCCCCGATTCCAGTTGAATGTTATTCAAAGTCTTCGGGCCTTTATAATTTGCGTTCTTTGCGAGATTTATCAACGTGTCAAAGTTTGGATATGCACTGACGATGGCCTGTGCCTGCGTAATCGTGGCTGGAGTTGTGGCATAACCGTACTGCTTCTGTGCCTCGGCAGCATTGAAATTCGGATTGATTTGAGATGCTCGCATTTCCACCTGATTGATTTCGCCAGCTCCGCCACGGCTCATTGATACCTGTGAAGGCGCGATAGTTCCATCAGCGAGAGCCTGTGCCACACTTTCCAAGTTCGGGTTCGACAAAGGCGTTCCAGTTGACTTCGAAGATGTAGAAGTTGCCGAAGACTTAGCCGCACCGCCCGCTGGGATGTTTGCGATCGTTTTCGTGCCATCGGGTGCGACGTAGTAGCTCGTTCCGCTCGCATCCTGATAGTTGGCTGGTTGACCGCTCGCTGTCGTCAAACCAGAGACCGTTGGCGTAGGTGTGACAGCCTTACCTAATCCACCCTTCATGGCAGGAGTAGAAGTTGTGGTGCCTAGACCACCGCCCGTTGATGCAGGGGCTGAAGTAGATCCACTTGAGGATCCACCGCTCGATGTCGCACCACCAGTGCCAGGCTCTGGGCCGTATGAATAGCTGACGGCTCCCGTGGTCGGATCGGTCGTGGAACCCGTACGAACCTCTTTCGGCGCGCCATTCGCGACCGTGGCTCCCGTCAATGGGTTCACCAACGAAGCACCCGCCGCAAGAGCAACTGGAGCAGGAACGGCGGCGGCGTAGTTCTCCTCCGCAAATTGTTCGTCCGAAGTAGCCGTATCCAAAGCGGTTGCGCGCTTCGCCTGAAGTTCTTTGAGTTGATCCTCTACGTTCGTTTGTGAAACGCCAAGAGCGGCAGATTGCGCGTCTGCTTTACGCTGAAGAGCTGCCTGCTGGCCTGTGACGAAAGCTTGTGCAATCGGTTGACCTTCTACATTCACATCGTTCGACAAAAGGGTCGACGTGATCGCTTCTTGTTCTTCGTTCAATGTGTCTAATGTGTTTTGAAGTGTCGTTTCGTCAGCCGTCGGTGCCTCAGCCGAGATGATCTGACCCTGGAAATAGGTAATTTGGGCTTTTAGATCTTGAATTGAACCAGCGGGATATCCCGAAGAGCCAGGCATACCGTTGGCCGTGCTCGCCCCTGGAACCTGTGTGGAGACTGGCGCGCCCGTTGCGCCTCCAGCACCACCTGTGCCTCCTGCTGCGCTTCCAGTTGAACCGAAAGAACTTCCGCCACCGCCAGGTGTCACACCAGGCAGTGCGTAAATCTGACCATTTGATCCACGAAAAATCTGGCTTTCCGTCAGACCTGCGAGCTGGCTCGGCCCAGTAAGCAAGGTTGATCCTGGCGGCGGGCTCAATGTGTTCGAACCAGCGGGACCACCAGCATCAGCGAGTGTGATTGCGGAACCCGATGCGTTCGCGCCAGCCGCGGGCGTGATGGGCGTGCTCGTTCCACCACCAGGAAGAACAGTTGAACCGTTACCTCCAGGTGCGGGCGGAGCCGTGGTGCCAGCAGGCGCAACCGACGTACCGCTCGAAGTGGTGCCGCTATTCCCGCCATTAGCAGTCACAGGGGGTGGAGTGCTAACTGGTGCTGTCGTTCCATTTACTGCTGGTACGTTACCCGCATTTCCAGCTAGCGCGGGAGATGGAGCCGCAGCTGTTCCAGCGATCCAGTTTCCGTTTGCGTCTTGATAGGCAATTCCTGTGAGCGGGATGCCGTAATTCGCGGCCACGTTCAGATAGCCTTGAATGCCAGCGATTTGAGATTGAACCGCTGCTTGCTGCTGTGGGGTATTCTGTCCGTTCGCAAGAATGTTTTGAATGTTGGAATACGCGTTGCTGATGCGATCGGAAATCTGACTCTGCGCGTCAGTATAATTTTGTTGTGCGCGGCCAACACCCGATGCTCCTAATGCTTGAATGTTACTGGCTCCAGCTACGCCCATTTGTGCAAGAGCCTGAAGATATGTTGAAGCATTCGGGTCGGAAGGGTTGTACGGCGTCGATCCATTGATAATACCTTGATACCACGTCAAAGCTGCCTGCTGTGGCGTTGATGCCGCAGGAGCTTTTGAAGTGAAGCCAGGTGTGTTTGCCGAGGCTCCAGTCGGCGCGGCCACTCCACCCGCAGGCATTGGTGGGGCTGCGGCAGGGGCGGGAGCTGGTTGTGTCACGGGCGGTGGTGTCGTTGGAACCACTGGAGCGGGCGGGGTTTGGTTATACGTCGCACTTGAAGCGACTGCTCCTGCTTTATTTCCAGACGCAGTCAAAGCGGCTTCCTTTTGAAGTTGAAGGGTTGCCGCTGAAGGAGTGGGTGTGATTGGATTTGGCATATGGTGATTTTAGCACTTAGACCTGAAGTTTGATAATCGTTCCTGACGCTGCCGTAGCTCCATTTGATCCAGTTGCACCATTATTCGCCGTGCCAGTGGAGAAGTGTGCGCCAGTTCCACCAGTTCCCCCAGATCCAACGCTGCCCGCTGCTACACTTTCCGTTCCTGTATCGGTAATGGCTGAAAAAACCATGATGATGACGCCTCCTGGCCCAGGCGCGCCTCCACCGCCTCCACCGCCTCCACCTGCACCTGCTTGGGAAACTGTGCCGACTGTCCCGTTACCGCCGTTACCGCCGTTACCGCCGTTACCGCCAAGTGCTTGAATCGTGCCTGCATTGACGATGATCCGAGCAAAGATTGGAACGATACCACCTGGCGTTCCAGCACTACCACCACCTCCGCCGCCCCCAGATGATGCTGAATTGCCGTTGGCGAAGGAAGCAGCTCCATCACCCCCCCCCGTGCCACCAGTGGAACCCGCCGCGACCGTTAGTGGTGTGAGAGATGGGAATAAATCCTGTAAGAGATAACAAGCTGCCCCCGTGTGGAGGGTATTGAAGATCGTACCTGAAACTGTGCCAGCGGTTCCAACCGAACCTCCCGTGCCATTTGGAGAAGTCGATCCTCCCGTGGCTGTACCACCAGATGCGCCCTGACCTGCTTTAACGCCTGGATTGCCAGTGATAGCCTTCGTTACCGAAGTTCCAGTCGATGAAGCACTAGAGTTTTGACCTGCGCCGTTATTAACGGACACGCCAGTTGCGCCTGCTGTTCCTGCACCACCATCCACCGTTCCATTAACGGAGCCTGAAGCTAATGGGCCAGGAGATGATCCTGCGGATCCGCCTGTGATGCCTGAAGCGTTGCCACCCGTATTTCCGTTATTCCCATTCCATCGTATAAATGCTCCCGAATTGATTGTGAGAGTTCCACTGACGAATAAACGGAATCCGTTCGTCACAATGACATCCCCGCTGTTGAGCGTTGCATTCGAATAGAATGTGTCCCTTGTCAAAGTTTTTGTCCCTCCTCCTCCCGCAAGAGTCCCATCAGAACCGTCACCGAAAATGTCCTCGTTTGTGATTGGGGAACCGTTCACGACTAGCTTTCCCGATGCCGTGTCGTAGGTGAGGTAATTGCCCGTCGTGATCTGGCCAATGGAAATCCCATAGGTACTTGAAACGAAACCATTGATTCCGTTCAACTGACCAATGCGAACTTGCTCCGTGACCGAAGACCATGGAGAACCAGTGTGCGTCTGAATGCTCATGTACGGCGCATTGGTTTGATCCACCGTGTTGAAAATGAGGCCTTGTCCTGATTGACCATAATCAGCCACTGCCGCGCCCGCGCGGAATGTGGCGTTTGTTCCGTTATTTTTCGTACAGACATATCGGAAGAAAGTCGTTTGATCTGACACCGAAGAAACTGTCATCCAATTATCATTTCCACTGCCGTCCTTGATACGAAGAATGTCATTCGCAGCAAACACCTGAATGTGACCAGACGGCGGATCGTTAATATCCACATTGAACGTCGTCGGAGATGTTGCCGTCGTAACATCCGCGCGCAATGAGCCACCAGATAGAGCCAGGAGCGTTGACCCAGCCGTTACCTGAACGGAAGCATACGAAAGAACCGACGAATGGAATTCGCCGCGCACCAAGATGTTATTGAACTCGGCATTTCCGCTATTTGAAATCGTCCAACCGATTGATCCTGAAGCGTAGTTGGAAGAGCTGATTGCCGAGGATGTGAACGTGGCCCCTGCAATCGTCCCTGATATAGCAGTTATACTTCCATTTGCCGCCGATATGATGAAATTCTGCGTGTTTGCCGATAGACCAAATAAACCTGTTTTGTCTATATAAATGCCCGTGCCCGACGAAGGTGAAGTCGGGGGAACCGTCCCAAACGCGAGCGAAGCGGATGCACCGCTTGTGAGTGTTAGGCCAGTAGATGAGATGGTTGTTGAACCAATGGAGAATCCGCCGATCGTTCCGCTTGTGGCTGTGATGGAACCAGAGATGATGGCACCCGTGGCCCGTAAAACACCTGCCATTGTTACCGAGAAAGGCGCGGTGGCAAATGTACCACTGCCGAGATACAGACCTTGGTTTGTGACGTTGAAGGCGTTTGAGCCTGCTCCAGACGAGAGAGGAACCGTGAGCTGTGACAAAGCTGTTTTGATCATTCCCTGAACGACATCAGCGGTGACGTAATCCGATGTGTCTGAATTGTCCGAAGAATTATCCGATGAGGAATCCGAAGATATGGGAACATTATTCCCGTCGTAATAAATGTTCAAATCTTCGTACTCTTCAGCCATATATTTATTGGTTCGTTTCGTCTTCGAATGTCTCGATGTCAATCAAGATTGGGAATAATAACGGTAGAGCAGTTGTGCCTGTCCAAACTAATTGGAGGAAGAAATTGTTTTGTGTTGTATTACCAACAATCTGCGGCTGCTTATAGAGAACCTTGCGTTGGGCTGGGTAATTCGTGTTGTTGATTGTCGCCAACGTAAGTGTCAAAGATTCATCATCGAAATAAATCTTTGGCGTAATCGTAGTATTAGAATCAACCGCTCCCCCAAATGGGATGCGGATTTTTTTTATGTTGAAGCGTTGACCAATCATTGCCATTGGCAGGTTCAAAACGGATGCGAGAGTGGTAGACCCATAACTATCGGCAGCGAATGTTCCAGTGTCGGCCCAAGCCTGAATCAACTGATTCGATGCACGCGCGCTCTGAAGAGCAAGCATGAGGGCTGTTATGTTTGGATTGACTATCGATACATCATTCGCGCGCGAAATACACTGAAGACCACTGCTTAGATCCCCCCCATCATATCCGTAGGCAAAAACCACTGCCGCGAGGGATGGATAGGTAATTTGTTGACCCCAAACCACGCCCGATTCGATGTTGTCCACTGCTCCTGCGAGTGGAGGTTGACCATCTTCTAGTGAAACAAGGTCAGAGACGGTGTCGCCGTTGCCCGTGTACTGCGTCAGGCGCACGCCTGCGCCCGCGTTACCACTCCAAATGGTCAAATAACCGTCTGCATACGTCAGGGCCGTTGCCATCGGGTCAGGCAGGGCAATCTGACGATAGAAAGTGACCGTATTTGTTGGATCCCACAAAAACAGAGCCGCTTGACCCTGATTGATGGCTGCGGAGGTCGATTGGATGGCGATAACCGCGATGTCTGTGCCAAAATTACAGATCGAGGTCGGATAGAACCCGTAATTGAGGTCGAGGACGTTATACGCGGAGCCATTGTTGGTATCTCCTTCGTTAGTTCCTTTTGTGGTTGCTATTTTGTGGACTAAACCTTGACCATTGATGTAATCGACGAAGTAAAGATTGCCGTCCGAGTGTGCGAATGCCCAGTGGTTAGGCAAAGTCGCCTGATTGAACTGCGGATAGGTCGTCGCGGTCAACGCCGTCTGGCTGCCGAGTGTAGAGCCAGTCCAAACACCATCGACAAGCGTCGGTGAATTGTTCAGAGGCCCATACCGCGACACGTCGTTCTTTGAAGAACCCGTGCCGAAGATATAAATGTAGTTGTTGTAGTACGCCGCGCCTTCTGCGTTCCCGCCAGCGACCGTAGCGACCAATGTTTCAGATCCAAGAGCTGCTGTGTACGAGAGTAGGCTTCCATTTTTCAGCACGGCATAGATCAGCGCGTTCTTTGGCGACGTGATCCACTGAATGACATAAGAAGTCATCGCACTGCTTGAAAATGACTTGAAACTTGTGGGAACCGCCATGCCTGACGTAAGCACAGAATCTCCCACAGGTAGGTCAGGGTCAATCGCAATCGAAGCGGTGAATTGACCGCTCTTGGGCATATATTTGGTATCAGCGCGCCCGTTGGCTATGCCGTCGATTGTGATGCGCTTGAGTGCCATATTTTTGCTAGGTTAAGCACTAAAGTGTAACAAAAAGGTTAGGATTCGTCTGCACATGGTCATCATCAATAGCAGGATTCATGGTCTTCGTAGAATGATCGTAAACGAGCTGTGCGTATTTTTTATCGTACATATCGACTGCTGTGTCGTAGCGATCTTTCTCTGGCTGAACAGTCGCCCAGTACGGCTGCTCCGCTTCGTAGATTGGAAGATCCTGATACGCTTCGGGAAGTGCGGACATCTGCCCAATAGTGTAAGTGGCATTGGCTGAGATTGTGGTACCAGCATAAGGCCGCGTAAGTGTCAAGGCCGTCGCTGATTGAACCGATGCAATCTGATACCAAAATTCATCGCCGTTAGTGGTGGCAACATCGCTTGCGTTGATACGGATATAACGGCCAGCCATCGCCGCTGTCCATGTCGTGCCTGAACCAGTGAGTGTGAACGCGTTATTCGTTACCGCGCTTACACTGCCTGTCGTGTAATCAGCTCGGCTCAAATCAACCACGCGGCGGCGGTAGGTGTAGTTGATTGAATTGCCGTTTGAAGAAGGCGTTGGATAAAAGAGAATTTGCTTGTTAATGATGAAGTACCAATTCTGAATGTTCGAGGTAATTGTAGTGTTTTGGTTCAACAAATCCCAGAAATCTTTATTCGGTGCTTCGCTTGGAACGTAGGTTGTCGTACCAACAAGAAAATTTACGTTCTCCAACGTGTCGTAATCGTAGGGCAAATTGTAAGCCTGCTGGCTCGCGACGGTTTGATCGGTAAAAGTTGTTTGCATGAAATCCCAATCACGAGCCGCGCAGATCTTACGAATCGAATCGTTCATCAGTTCCGCACCGACCGCCAAGTTTGCCGACGATGAATCGTTGGTCAGCGTGCCATATAGTTTTTGGAGGTCGGTAAAACTTTTCACAGGAGGGGGGGTTAGGCTGATGTGGTTGAAGCATCCACTACGGTCGCTGGTGCAGCAGTCGTAGTTGTTACCGTTGTGGCTGTAGGTGGCGTCGGAAGTCCTATAGGCTCGCCTGTAACGAAACGTAGAATAAGATTCACGATTGCGAGGGCTAACACTGCGTAGCCAATCCAGGCTGTCGGCAGGAGGCCGTTCTGCTGTACTACCAGGCCGACAATGGCAGCCACGGATGTAAGCCCGTTAATCCAAACTGTTTTTGAATCCCAAAATGCTTTCATATATTTAGACGCCCGCAGCGGTCGCGGCGATAGCGTTTTGAGCGATTTGCAAACCTTCGGCGTCCGTGGAAGGAGCGGCCTCTTGGTTGAACCAGACCTCGGCACTTACGAGCTGGAAGCCTTGATGCGCCATGAGGGATTGAGCGAGCGCAGGGGATTTAAGGGAGATGCGCGCACCAGAAGTAATTGTGCCAGCTGGATCATTCACATTCGAGCTGAATTGGGCAACGTACAAAGCGTCCATGTTCAAAGCGGATTGAATGTCGGCAGGGAGTTGAGAAAACAACATATTTTTGTTATGCGTGAATAAAGAAACGTCCTCCGTCTATGTTTTTCCAAGTGCCTTTTGCTTGATCGACTTTCTGATACCAGGAATCGGCTACGTTGAAATCATTTCCAAAGATCGGAATAGACCAACCGAGGACGAAGTGTGATTTATTGTTCACCCACAGGACGACACCCGTGTTCGTTCCTTGGATAGCAGCTTTGATCGCGACATCATTCTCACCAACCGTGGCACCCGTATATTTCAGGTTACCTAGTTTGGCGCACAAAGCGTCGTAAATCACCAGACCATCTGGGGTAAACAAGGAGGCATCCGTACACACTTGATCTGGCGTCCACTTCATTCCTCCGTAGAAATAGTTTGAAAGAGTGATGACCGAACACAGATCACAACCATCATGCCCCACAGTGAGATTTGATGCGCCGAGTTTCATGTTGGCCCACGGTTGTTCTTGCTGGCCAAGGATGCGAAATTTTGGAAGTGCTGGCATACCTTTAGAGTTTGAAGAATAAAATCTTCAAGACAACTCCGATAATCGCTGTGAAGATGACTGCGGCAGTCCCATAGACAGTGTTCCTTACAGGAGCAAAATCACTTGACGTAACGCAATTCTCAACGGAGTTTTCTATGGTCTTAAACTCTTCTTTTGTGACGTATTTGTTCTCCAGGTTATCGAGTTTATCGTTCACTTTATCGAGAGTATCAGTAATGTATTTGATCTCTCGTGCCTGAACCGCTGCTGCCGTCGTCAATGTAGCAATGGCACTGGCAGCCGCTGCGTTGATCACGTTTTTTGCTTCTGCCGCGGCTTGGGCCACAACATGAGCCGCATCAGCAGCCGCTTCATTGATTTTGGAGACAGCTTCGTCAGGCATATGTTTATACGGCTTCTTTGGCCGATTCAAGATCGCAGATCATCTGTTCGACGTTGATCATTTGGACACCCTCGAATTTGTCTTTTAATTCGGCTGACGACCAATCAATCTTTTTCAACACTTCAATGAACGCATTGACGCCTTCTGCCATAGCTTCGACCTCGATTGGCAGTTTGTTACCCTTCGTCATTTCTTCCGTGGCTGCTGTGACTTGCGCCATAAATTCCACTGTCACAGGGACGTTTCCTTTTAGTTGATTGTTCAAGATTGTCAGTTCTTGCGATTTCGATTGAAGTGCTTCTTCCGTCGGTTCAATCTCCGTGCGGATTTTGTGGAGACATTTGATAGCTTTGCGTTGCGTATCAAGTGACATCCCTTGAAGGCCAAACTTTGAAAAGAAGATGGCAGTCGCGGCTACTGGTTGTGTGGTCGTAAACTTAACCATATTTTGAAAGATTAAACCGTGATTGCATTAGCGAGGCAGAACGCTTCCATCGTTTCACAATCAGCGAGAGCTTGTGTGTTGAGCGCAACGGCGGCGGTTACGATAGGTGTTTGTGCCTGTGTATTTGCTTGGATGGCATCAACTTGTACTTTTGAAAATGTCTGAACAGATCCATCGTCGGCAGTGACCTGAAGCGCGTTGTTTCCGTCGGCATCCTGAACGAGTGCGAGGGTCATAGAAGGATTTTAGGAGTAAACAGGGATATATCCGACGGTCGCTCCACCCGTGATCACCTTGATAAATCCTTGTGGGTTAGAGGTCGTTGCTCCAGTCGTCCAGGTCGTCGCTGGGGTCGAGGTGGTCGCGGTGTAGGTGATATTGGCTGTCGTACTTCCGATACCCGAAAGATCTATACCGCCATCAGCGCGTATTGAACCAGATTTGATCCACAGAGCATATTTGTTCGTCAGCGTTGCATTGCTCCCAGCTATTGGCGCGCCCGTAATTGTCACTGTACTCGCTGCTGTGAACGTAGAGGCAGCAGCAGCGGCAAACGTCGGGGCATTAATTTGCATGTAATCAGCCTCTGCAACCGTACCTGTCGCCCACGTTTGAGTAGACGTAACGAACAAGAATTCTGGAGCGTTCACTGTGGTCGTTATACCCGTATTATTTGGCGGAGTCCATGAAGAAAAAGCAACTGCCCCAGATGAAGTTGCAGACCCGTTCCATGCTTGTGAGCCAGAGGCTGCAACCGCTAAAGCAATTGTAGTGTTGTTCACAATAAACTGAAGTGTCGCATTATTCGGTATAACTCGAAAGACCCCTGCACGACCGAAGGTGCCATTATTTTCAGTAAAACCAACAACTAAACCATAACTACCTGCAACACCACTATTAACTGCAAAATAGGATTCATTGGATGTACCTGAACTCGACGTACTCATTTGTAAGACTTGCGTTCCATCATTAGTGATGATTGCTTCACCCGCTCCATTAGCTCGATGAACAAAAGCCGTACATAAACCCATACTAAGGTAGCCTGTTGACACGGAGGCGTTTACTTGAAGCTGACCATCTAAACGAGTTACACCGCCTTTAGACCATAAACAATACCCATTCGTAATTGTAGCATTCGTACCAGCAATTGGAGCACCTGAAATAGTAAACGTAGCCGCAGAAGTAATTGTCGAAGCTCCCGCGAACGCCAAAGTGGGCGCATTGAATTGAGCGTAATCGTATTCAGCCAATGCACCTGTCGCGTAGGTTTGCGTTGAGGTTGCAAGTATAAATTGCGGCGCGTTTGTCGAGAGCGTGATTGCTGTATTGGATGCTGGCGTAAACAAGGCTGTGATGGGCACGCCTGATGAAGATGCTGTTTGCGCTACGGAAAGAGTAGCCGTTGGCGAAGCTGTGCCAATCCCTAAACGAAAGTTCGTATTATCCCAAAAGAACTTGGCATTGTCTTGTCCCAGATTTCCTGAACCGTCTACGAACAAAACTGATCCACTGGTTCCACTCCCAACGGCATCCCCAATAGCCATGACTCCGCTATTGCCGCCGCTTCCAAAAAAAGCTGACATACGGGGATGTGTTAGGAGTTAAGCGTCAAATCTTGTGCGTACCAAACAGAACCACTTACCTGTTGAGAAGCCGACAAGTTGAGGACGAAATTGGAGCCATCTGCGAGAACAAACGGGCAGTGATCGCACGAATCATGTTCCCATCCCATATTGGATGTGAAGTCCATCACGTCCATTATTTTTGTCGCTCCGTTGTACAGCGTGATGTTGTTGCTTACATTGCAAAACAAGGTAATCCGATGGATACGGATCGTCTTTCCAGCAACGCCCGTGATGATGGTGTTGTTGCCAGACGTAGCAATCGAGATGTCCGCGCGGATAATCTCGCCTTTGTGTCGAAGAAGTTCTTGGGACATATTTTAGGATAAATCTCTCCGCTTGTTCCGTAAGTCAGTAACGTCGTTGATGAGGCTCTGATGTTCGTCGCGCAGTTTATTCACGTCCTTGATGAGTTTGGCGATCTCCGATTGAAGTTTCGCTTTCATTTGGGTCAAGGTTGCAAGTTGTTCCTGCTGCGCTTTTCGTAGGTCGCTCTTTTGAAAGAGCTTCATCATACGGCGGCTTCAGTTACGGGAGCGGGAGGAGTGTATTTAGGGCAGCCTTTTTTGTGTCGAACGCCCTTTGAATCGCATGTGTCGCAGAAAGGAGCTTTGCCCTTAATGCTGGAGCTTGGCTGATCTGGCTGCGGCAAGTGCGGAGGCACTGGCTTGTTCTTGTTCAAAAGCTCCGTGGTCATTTGGTTCTGGTCAACCTCCTCGGAATCATCTTGCTGGAAGATAATCTTGGCATAGATTTCAGCGCGCACAGGTACGCTATTCGTGCGAATCTGTTTCTCGGCATCTTTGACGCCAATGTTCATGTGGTTGATCTCGTCGTCGATCAGGTGCTTGGCAAAGTGTTCTGCCAACCAATCCTCCAAAAAGATTTCCTGGTGAGGTTTGAAGGTGTAACTGACGCTGTTCCACTGCCAGGTAAAGGTACGATCCGTGAAGTTCTTGAACAAGACGCTTTTCATAAGGGTTTGGCGGTGGATGAGTTCCGCTATTTGACATCCGACGGGGCTGTTTTAGGCACAGCCCCGATAAGCCTTTGAACAATTAGATGTTCAAGAAAACCAAGTTGTACTTCGTTGTCACGCCCGTTTGAGCGGCCATGCCGATCTGAACGGTCGTCGCAGCCACCGTCATCACAGCACCAGCGGTGTTGGTTGAAGGGGAAACGCCGAGGCCGACGGTCGTACCAGCATCGTTCAAGACAGCGATCAAACCTTTCGTCTGGAGGAAGCCGAAATCTGTCGCAGCGACAGGATAAAGAGCCACACCAGCAACGGCGTTGGTTGCGGTCGTAGGATAGATGATGGTGTTCGCGTACAAGTTCGGCATCAAGCTGATGCGCGAGGTCGTGTCGAGCGTCGTGATCACAGGATCTTCAATCGTGATGACCACCGTACCAGTCGTGGTGGACTGGGCCGTGTTGGTTTTCACGAAGAAGGTTTGACCAGCACCCGTGCCGTCGTTCACGAAGCAATAGCCGTTCGCGTATTGACCGAGTGTCGAGGCGGTGCCGCCGAGCGTTGCGCTGATGGATTGACCACCAGTGACAGTGAACGGTGTGACGCAAACCATGTTTTGGTGGTTGGCGACGACAGCCGCGCCTTGATAGACCTTACCTGGAACCCAGGCGGTCGCGCCGACTTGGGCGTAAACGAACTCGCGACCGTCCGTTGAACGGATACGATCACCGAGGTTCGCACCTTGTGTGGTGTTGTCCGAGAAGGCCAGATCAGGCGCGGTGACCATTCCTGGACAGAGTTTTGTAGCCATAAAATAGGGCTTAGATGATTTATGTAATCGGTGTGGCAAGCGTACCAGAGGCGGCGACCAAACCTGTTACGTTCCACACGGTCGCGGAGATGGCCGTGAACGTGAGCGTGGTCCCGATCAATCCACCCGTCGTTGAACCGTTCATCGAGAGGGTGTAGTTGCTCGTTCCGTTTGCGAAGAACGCTTTGGTAGTAGCCGATGCGCTGATAAGCGATTGAACCGCGCCTGAAAGAAAGATGCTTGACTGGACTGCTGTGACGCTGTGCGCGTTGGAGGTAACCGACACGCTCACAATGAACGTGAAGATCATCCCCGCAACAGGCGTCGTCGGTAGCGTATACGCGATACCCGTCGCAGCATCCATCAAGAATACCTGACCGCTTTGGGCGGCCGTGAGCGCAACGGTCGCGCCACCAGAGGCGTTGACTGCGCCTGGAACACCGAGCACGCCGCCAATCGTCGTACCAGCGGGAAGCGTGGTCGCACCCGTAACAGCGAGCGTGCCCGTAACAGCGAGCGTGCCGCCGAGTACCACGTTCTTGTTCGTGTTGAGCCCCTGGTACTTCACCAGAGGCAAAGCATCTTCGAGTAACATCGACATAATCTTGTAGACCCTCCCCCGTAAACGGGGTCAAAGGTGATTATTTTTTCTTAGAAGACCAGAATCGTTTAGAACGTAGTTCACTCACTCGTTTCGCCTGCCAGTCTTTCATTTCGGGACGATCCCAATGTTCGTGGCTATGCGTCGACTGAGTAAGCAGTTCAAGATTTTCTGGTCGATTATCGTCTTTGAATCCATTGATGTGGTGAACAACCTCATGCTCTTCGAGCAATCTTCCAAGTTTTGTTTCCATCACAAGGCGATGTTCTCGAACATATCCATTCGCTAATGCGTTCGGATGATCTGGCTGTCTCACATAAACGTATCCATCTTTGCTTAAGACCTTTCCGCCTTTCCAAACATTGTTTCCGTTTCCAGTTCCATGATTGAGAGTCTGAATGACTTTCAAACGATGTTCCTCGGTTAGTTTCTTCCCAAGATGAGCCTGACGCAGCTTTTCTTTGGTTTCTATCGAATGATGATAACCAAGCCGTGAAAATGGAATCCCTTTAGTTGAGAACGGACGAGCCTTTACTCCGAGCTTTTTCAATCGGCGCGAGATTGACTTTGCGTCGCAGCCGAATTGCTTACCGAGGACTGTCATTGACTTTCCTTCGGCGTATTCCTTGACGAGCTGATCTTCGTTGAGAGATGTGGGTTTCATAGGCCACTATATTCTCACTTCTGATCTACACCGTCAAGCAATTTTTACACACCTGTCACGCCTGTCAAAACGCCCTGGCGCAACGGGTTGTCGCAGCAGAGTTCGCCACCGAGGTAAATGTGACCGACGACAGCAGCGGCATCCGAAGGCTTGATCCAGCCGCTCCATGAGAAGCCGAGGCCCAGCACGTTCGAGTAATCGTTGCCTTCGATGTCAACGGACTTGTACTTAATGGCTTCCGTCATCGCCATCGGGAGCGCGCGCCACTCAATGAAGTTTTCGTTCAAGAAGTAGAGGTTGCCGACCGTACACTTTTCATCAGCCAAGATCGCGAAGCCCTTATAGTCCAAGCCAGTGAAGCCTGTACCACCGATGAAGCCCGACTGGGAGTTCAAGCCCTTGTTGTCGTTCTTCATGTTAGCTGGCGTCTTGTTGATGCGTTCTTGCGGCTGGAGAAGCTGTTCGTACAAAGCCCAGGTCGCGGGATCGGTCACACCGACAGTCGGCTTGATCGTGCCAGAGGTCACGGCGTTGTAGAGCGTCGCCATTTTCGGCAAGGACAGTGTGCCGCCCGAAGCCGTTTTGGTTGCTTTGATGGTTGGGAAAGTCGTGCGGGACAATCCACCGAACGTCGCAACGGAAGTACCGTCATCGACGATCGCAGCGAGACCCAAAGGATCTTTGTTTCCGTTGCCCGTGCCATCGAGATAGAACAAGCCACCGACCGAATCGGCCATGTCTTGTGCGGCACCCTTCACTTCGATCGCAGCGAGGTCGATGATCTGATCATCCGTCGCGTTGGCGGACAATTCATCAAGCGGCAAGGCGACCGAGATTTGATAGAAAGCAGGATCGAAGGCCAAGAGCTGGCGGTTGTTCGTGGCGGACGTGGAGAACGTATCCATGCCTGCGAACGAGGTTCCCGTGCTGTTCTTAGAGACTTTCACTGGGTACTTCATTTGGTTACCGCTCCACTTTTTCGCGCGCGATACAGTGCGTGTGAAGAACACGTTGCTTTTAAGCACAGTGTCAACCACGAAAGGCATCAGCTTGAAACGTGTGGTAGTGGTAACTCGATTGCCTAATGTAGCCATAGAGTTGAATGAGTGAGATTAAAACAGGTCGGTTACGTCTTTTCCTGCGAAGTCCGCAGCGGTCATGTAGTCTTTTTCACCGCTTCCATCACCGCCGCTGTGCGAGGGTGACAGTGAATTGGCGAAGGACTTGCGCGCACCCATGCGGGCTGCGTTGGAATTGCCGTTGATTTTTTCCATCAGCGTCAGACCCTTGGCCAGATCGTAGTTTCCGTCTTGATCCATGACTGGATTTTCGAGCATAAACTTCGCGAGTTCCTGGCGTTGCTCTGGGGTTTTGATACGCCCGCTTTCTTCAAGCGCGGCATACTGATCGTCGATGAAATCATTAGCTTCTTCAGTTGCTCGCTGCTCCGCAAGTCGTGGAGCCTCTTGTTCGCGAACCAATTCTTCCTTCACGCGCTGACGTTCAGACGCTTGATGGGCTTGGTATGCGTCCCAAGCGGCCTTGTCGCCTCCAAACCATGCTGGCACCGCCTGATCAGTGCTGGCGGCTGGTGCGGCGGCTTGCGTAGCTTTACGCTCCTGCTCTTCCTTGAAGGCAAGAAGTTCTTCGTTCTGGCGTAACAGTTCGCGATTGCGGCGCGCAACTTCGCGCAAGCGACCAACTGGTACTTTGTGCGATTCCGCACTCTTAGGATCAGTGACTTCGCCAGGAGTATTCTCGCCCTCCTGCGATGGCTCGTCTTCCTCTGATTCTTTGTCCGCTAGCGGGGCGGGAGGAGTTGTCATCTCCTCTGTCTGCTCGACAAACGGATCTTCACCGTCGGTCGGCAGGCTCGCTAAAAAGTCTGACACAAGGTTTTTGGTTTAATTGTGAATGAAATTACTTACCTGGCATCGGCTGTGGCGCGGCGGCGGCAGCCTTCAACGCGTCGGCTTGATAGCCCAGTTTCGACTTTTTCTTTTTCTTCATCGGCATCTTTCCTTTCGGCATAGCTGCGGGCGGGGGAAAAGGCATACATCTTAGGCTAAGGGGTTATTAGAGGCTCCGAGCGCAGGCATCGGGCCTGCTGGAGGTGCTGGGGCTTGTTGCGGTGGCGGTAGACCCGCTGGGGAACCAGGCGGCGCACCAGGGACACCAGGCGGTGCTGGCGGCGCGGCTGGCCCACCCGCAGGTGATACCTGACCAGAATCATCTGGCTTCTGTGGCTGATTCAATTCTGGGAAGAGCGAAGCAGGATTTGATTTCCACAGATACAAGTTCTTCGCGGCCTCGCGTGGGTTCGGGTAATCGAGGCGTTCAAACAGCGTGATAGGATCGAGCGCACCAGCCGAGAACAATTCCACGGCTTCGTTGCGGCGCGACATCGGATCTTGCGGGATCATCGAACCTTCCTTGATCGTGACGCGGATGCGGCGGTTCAGATCCGACTTCTTCAGCTCGACGTACTCGACGGCGTTTTCCTTCCCGATGATCGAAGCAGTGTGATCCTCGGAGTAGTAGACGTAGAAGAGTTGAACCCACCAGTTGTAAATGTTGTCGGCTGCCTGTTCGATGAAGGCTGTGACACCCCCACCGATTCGATCCAATTCCTGCGAGCGCGCGGCTGCTTGACCCTTCTGCGTCTTGGAATCGCCTTGAGCAGCTTGACCACCCGACAAGACTTTCGTTCCAAATATGCCTTTGAGTTCGTTGCGATAGTCCAGGAGTGTTTGATAGACCATCGGAGCCAACTCTGGGGCTGCTAGGCGTGCGATGGCTTTATTCACGTCACCGCTTGGAACCCAGATCGTGTTGCCCTTGCGGACGGCTCCAGCGACGCTGTATGCCTGCTCCTTGGTGAACACGTCGCCCGACACTGCCAAACCATTGTTGGTATTCTGCGCGTTCTTGCGGATCTGTTTGTTCAGTTCGTTGATGTTCTTTTGGTTTGGAATCGCTTGCTCGAACATGTTCGTATCGTCCACTGGATGCTTGCCCAAGTTGAAGACCGACAGGAAGATGAACGGCATTTTGCGCTGCTGGAAGTGGTTCAACCCACGGCGCAAGGCTTTCGGACTGACACCTGGAATGTTCGGATCAGGCGGGATGTCGTAGTTCCAGTGAGGATTGCGGCCTTTGGAAAGGACTTTCTTCTTCAACGTCGAGAACGTCATGTCGGGCGTCCACCACTCGATGAAGCCGATCTCAGTTGCATCGTTGTCCTTTGATTCCGTGTCGATTTCCTTGGCCATCGACTTGAACATGCGCTTCATGTCGCCTGCCGTTTCCTTGCGGTGAATGCCGAGGTACCCGCCCGTGTACTCGCCTTTCTCGTCGATCGTGGCATCAGGGTCGAGGATCATCACCTGTGGACGTTTGACGACCGTCTTGATGTCGTCCGACTGCTCTGACCAACCGACCTGCACCACACCGAGGAAGTACATAGCCCAGTAGCGCGTGAGACGCGACAGGCTGATTTTGAGCGACTGACGATCGGCCTGGAAGCGGAGGAACTGGGCCACCTTGTCCGCGAGATCAATGCCGTCAGGCGTGTTGTCCGTCGTCACGACTGGATCAGGATTGCGCGCCGATGAGAACGGGATGAAGGTTTCGAGAGCTTCCCAAAGCGTGTTGTCCGCCATTGGATCGTTCTTCACCATGTCGTCGATGTTGTTGTTGAACGCCTTGCCCAACCAGTATTCATCCGAGGCTTTGCGACGCTTCTGAAGGCCAGAATCAAAATCCTTCCAGCGATCCTCCCAAGTTTTCGCTGATTTCAAAAGATCAGCGTCATTGGTGTCTGTTTGTAATTCAGGAAGAGAAGGCGTGAGTGGGCCTTCCATCGTTTCCAGTTTTTCGGGATTCTCAACCTTGTTGATATCTTGGCCAAGGGAGAAGAATCCATCGAGTAAATCAGGAGAACCCATACAAAAAGGCGAGACACCAAAGAATAAATTCTTGAAGGTATCCCGCCGCTGTATAGGTAGGGAATCAGGAGCAACCGAGTACGGCTAAGTTGTCTTTACGTTCCAATTTCTTGATACAACCCGCGCTATCATAGTGGATTGTAACACTTCCTTCCGCTATGTCAAAAGCACCCGAAGCAATCAAGATGTTTGCCAGGTCAATGTACCGCTGGATCTTGGTGTCAGCCGATACGATCTGGATTGAAAGCAGGGTGGGTGGCATATCAATCATCGGTTACCTCGTCCTCGTCTGGAAACGCTGGCGATGGCGCGTGCGTCTTGCCGAAGATGAGCGATGGCGACGGTCGAAGCTCGGTTGAGTCCTCGCCTGATGACATGAACGAGGCTTGACCCTTCTGCCCGTATTTCTCCATGCCGACGCGCCACAGCACCGTTGCGTGCGCCCAGTGATCCATGCCGTTTGAAGAGAGCCACTGGAAGATGTCGTTGGCCCGCGAATCCTTGCCGTTGACCTTGTAGAGCGTGCGCCAGTGTTTGATGTAATCCTCCCAATCCATCAGGTTGCCTTGAAGCGGGATGCGGCGCGTCAGGAACTCGTCAATCACTAACTGGATCATCGGGTTACGATCCGAGGCCACGGAGCCGAAGTCTTGTTTCTCACCCCATTTTATAAGATTGAAGTTCTTCTTGTCGCGTGCGTAGTGGTTCAGAAACACTCGACCAGGGAACTTCTCACGCAACTCGCGCGGCCCTGTGATGTCAGGGGCACCATCGACGATCAGAACAGCAGTTGAATCGTTGCGAAGATATTGCTCGATCGTCTTCCAGCTTTCCGTCACGCCGTAGAAGTAAAGTCCCTCGGAGTTGCCCATGACGTAGTGCTTCTTGACGCCACTATCGCAGCCGATGATTGTTCCCTTCTGCGAGTTGACCTGGAGCGTCATGTTGCGCGTGAAGATGTCGTCGCTGATCGACGAACCATCCACAGCGTATGGCAGACCGAGAACCGATCCCCAAAAGTATTCGTGTCCCTTGGTGTTGAAGTATCCCAGGATCTCGCGTGCCGTGACCCAGGGAGCCATCATCAGGCTCATGTGGTAGCCAGACCATTCACCAACAGCTGTGGGCTTCCAGACGCCAACCCGACGTGTCTCACGGGTGATCTCGGCGTCACAACCGAGACATTGGTAACACTCGCGCACCTTGTCGATGGATTCAGGCCAGCGAAGATACTGCTCCTCACCACACTCGGGGCAGGTGATGAACCATTCTTTCTTGTCCGAGAGTTCCCACGCAACGGAGCCAGCCGCACCCATGTTGCGAGGGTTGGTGAACTGCCACTTGCCTTTGTACTTGGACTGCTGAAGGCGTGAGTCCAGCTTCTCGATGTTCTCCTGGCTCGACGCGTCGAGTTCGTCGTTGACGTTCAGATCCGACGTGGTGATGAGCGTGTCGGCCAGCGTGTTGGTTCCCTGGTAGTTGACCATGTTATCCCCAACCTGCTTCTGTTCGAGCGTGTCTGATGTTTTGATGTACTTCTGAAGCTCTGGGTTGTTTTCGATGATGCGGTTGACCTTGGAGCGAACGAAGCCGTACATCGCATCCATCGTCGGCAGTGTGTAGATGATCTCAAACCTTTTATACTTTGCGGCCCACAGAGTCTTGATGATCATCAGCGTTGAGAAGCCGAGCTGCGCTGCCTTCAGCACGATCTGAAGCGACGACCAATCATCAGCGATATCAAAAAGAAAAAGATGGTCGCGCCAATCGAGCGATTCACCTTTCTCGTTCTTCACGTTGTAGAGATCAAGCCAAATGGAAAACTCCAACGTCGTCAGGTCGATGAGATCCTGCTTAGTTGGACTTGACGTATTTTGTTCGGACGTTGGTTTTGATCCCATGTGAGAGGAGAGCCAATTCTTCCAAACGAGCCTGATCAATGTTCACTTGAAGCACTTCAGCCTTAATGGGCGCGTATGTCCCATGAACCTTGAAAGTCATGTCAGCAGCCGTCAAACGATCTCGCGCTTTCTCTTCCACATTGGTAAGGATCTCGCTCACAACTCCCTTGGCAGTTTCAGGATCGAAGCCAAGTATTCTCATTTCCTCTTGGACGCCTTTTGCGGCTATCACACGGCCAGGTGTTGCTTTCGCTGTCGTTTCGTCGTAGCCAGCTGAAACCAGCATTGTGTCTAACCTGTCGTAATCCCCATTAGACACTGCCTCGACGAGTTTCTTAGCAAGCCGTTTCTGTCGCAAAGTGGCCATATCTCATCATAATAGCTCGTTACCCTCCTGTTTAGCCAGTTTCGTTGCGAATGGATCGGTGGGAGATCCGTAAACCTTCTCAAACAATCCGTCGGTGTTGCGTTGGAGTAAATCCTGCCAGTGCCAGTAACGCTGCTCGAATATCTGACGATCAACCTCGGCGGTTCGATAGCTCTGATGTGGTGTCCAGCCCTTACACTTCCAACAAGTAGCGTTGCCTGCACGAAAGAACCAGTTGTCGGGATTCATGCGTACCCGATCTGGGATGACTGGCAGTCGTCCTTGCCAGGAGTGATCTTTGTGGCAGACGTAGCAGCGGACGCGCATAGGCTATTTGGTTTTCCATTCACCGTTCCAGGTTTCGTCGAAGCCGCCAATCTTTTCTGCCGAACCGATCAATTCTCTCAACGAGGCCTGGATCACTTCTTCGAGGCGTTCCACATCGTCTTGCCGCATCGTCATCGCCCAGGTGTAGATCTTCGGGATCACTGAACCAGGTTCAAACTCTGTCGGCTGCTCTTTCAACTTGCCAGCGATTTTATACACAACTGCCTCGGAATCTGGTAATGGAATTGGGCCTTCGAGGTAAATGCCTGGAACGTACATTTCGCCAAAGTGGGCCATAGAGATCAGATGATTGATTCAAGCTCCGTATCCACTCCGTTTCGGTCGTTCTCTTCGAGCAGCTCGTCGCGCGCCAGGGTTTCGTCGTCCGTGTCGAGGATAGCCGCCTTGATGCGTGGTACTGCCTGCTGGACGCGGTAGATGATCTTACGAGAGGCTGGCAGCTTGGTTTCGATGACCAAGATAGCCAAAGAACATCCAAAGGCTATGAGAAGACCCACAATTAGGCCGAGGATGAACATCATGTTGACTCTACTTTATCAGATTTTAGGTGCTTTGTCAATCTTTCCTTGTGGATTCTTTCTAAGACGCCAAACGGAGGCTCTAGAGATTCTACCCATTGATCTACGAGCTTCTGTTTGTTTTTTTCATCACGGACGAGATCCAGCAAGTTCATAAATTCTTTTTGGAAATTCAAACGCCTTGCCATCGCGAAGCATTTTTCCTTCAATAGTTTCAAACGTAACCGTCAATCCCCCTTTGGGAATCGGTTTCGATTTATCCCAAGAAACCTCTGAACCGCACATCTTACAGGTAGCGGTGATTGTGCTAATGCGATGCGTCGCAGTTGATTCCGTTTCGTGATGGTACGACCAGTTGTTTTCCAAACACTTGTTACAAGCTATCATATCGGGCAGTCCTGGAAGCGAAGACAAAAGCCCCCGTAAGTTAAGGGATTTAGTTATTGACGTTGATAGGGTTGTCTCTCCCATCGTCTCACCAGCCTTCTGTACTCGCCCCGCCATGGGGATTGCCTACGTCGATCAGCGTAAGGAGGAACGCTGATCACACGCTGTTATCGGTTTAGTCACTACCGCCCTGGGGTAGCTCCATCGCTCGACATCAGTTCCCGTGACTTGGCTTGGCATCCAGGGGTGGCTCACGGGATTCGCCCGACCACGTTCCCAGCCGTCAGCTCACGGGCATAAAACAAATCCCGCTTGATGTTTTGCGGGATATGTGCGAACATGATCCAGCGAACATGATCCCAAAGTACCACGGAAAAAGACTTCGGTCAAACCTCCGTGGTATTTTTTTGTGGATAACTAATTGACCCGTGTCCCACTCTGTGCTAAAGTAGAGGAACTATGTCAATCAATTTCAATGAAGGAAAGATCGAGTGCGATGAGTGCGGAGAAAGCGAGATTTTTACTGGCTGCGTTCACTACAAGGAATTTGTCGAGGAAACGAAACAAAATGGATGGACGGCCCAACAAGTCGAGGAAACATGGATAAATAAATGCCCGCATTGTTCACAATAATATGCCCCTTTCCCTGAAACAAGAAATCGTCCACGCGCCTCCCCCTCAACCAAAACCACGCTGGAAGCCGTCCAAAGAATATTGGTTTGTGAATCTGTATTGTGGTGTCGGTTGGTCAGAGGTTGGATTCGAACATGAAGAGAAGTTATTTGCTGTCGGCAACTGCTTCCCCACCCGTGAGAAGGCCGAGGCTGCCGCGCAAGCCATTAAAGAATTACTAAATAAACTCAACCAATAAATGTATGACAAAGACGATCACGATTGATGGAGTGGAATACGTCCGCAGGTCTGATGTTAAAGAAGTTTAATTGTGAATAGGGATATGCGAGAAATACGATTTAGAGCATGGCACAAAACATGGTCGAAAGAAAAATCAGATGACATTGATGGAAAGATAAACGGTATGCAACGTGTAAGAAGCATCCATGAAACGCTATCAGGAAATCAGGAAGTACGACTTTGGAACTGGCAGTCATTTTGTCCTATTGAAGACGTTGAACTCATGCAATTTACAGGCCTCCTCGATACGAAAGGAAAGGAATGCTTCGAGGGAGATCTAGGAAAAGATTGTTTTGGTAAACTTTGGGAGTTTCGTTGGGATGAAACTCAGGCGGGATTTCGAGTCAGACTCATTGGTGACGAAAACCTGCCAATAGAGACAATGACGCGTCCAATCGACGGAAGTATCTCCTACAAGAAACCGAACATGGTCAAGCTGGAAGTCATCGGCAACATCTGGGAACACAAACACTTGCTCGAAGGCAAGTAAAAGAATGCCGCATCGCTTTGCAGGGTGCTGAACAAACGCCGCCAGCTCGACCTACCAAATCAGAACGAGGTTAAAAAATGAATTGATAAAGAAATAGGGTATGCAAGAACATCAATTTCGCTTCGTACTCGAAGATAAAGAAAAACTTGTAAGGTTGTTGGCATTTACGTGTGGATGGCAACAGGCTTGGCTATCAAGACAGCGTGAGTCATTAGAGAATCTTTATGGAAGAAAAGCTGATTTGATGGATGCGGCTGTTGAAATGATAGATTATAGGTCTTATCCAGTTGACGATCACAGCTGTCTTGACCATTCGTTTTTACAGGCATTCTTCTCTAGGTTCCCACAAATTGAAATCTTGGTTAGACCAGACCTAACTTTCGTGGATGCGCCTGTTCCCGCGCTGATGGCCGAAAGCTACAGATACGAAGACGCTTGGAAACATCACGCGCAGGTAATGGTGTTGATGGAACCGAAAGAGCGCATCAAATATCTTTACTCATACGTCCCTGAATCTTTCAAAAAGTCCTTGAAGGAGCGTCAAGAGAAGGCGCGAGTCAGAATCAATGAAATGGCAAAGGATTACTAGCCATCCCGCGCCTCTCATCTAAATCCCCGCCAGCCATCCATCCCTGGTAGCAAAGTGGTGAATGACAAAATAATAATTTATGACATTCGCAACAAAATACAAAAATCTAATGAGCTTGTGGGACATGCTCCCCCAAATTATAAAGACAATAGAGCGTCTGGAGACAGAAAATAAAGCATTAAAATTAGAACGAGATCAAGTACGAAAAGATGTAGCACGCCTGCTCGAACTCGCTAAATCTTAATCCAACTTGTGGGATGTGATGGATGATTGAAGGATGCTGGCTCTCGTAAGAAGTCAGGTTTTAAACGGATTCATCCATTCAATCATTCCTTTCATCCCGCAACTAACTATGAAACTTCAACTCCATCAAAAGACCGAGCGCATCATCGGTGCGTTGCGTATTGAAGGCCCCGTGTTCGACAAGATAGAACGCATCGCTAAGAAGCAGAAGACCAGCAACCAAACCGTCATTCGTGCCATCTTAAATCAAGTGATTGATTCGGTGGAAGAATAATATGAACCTTAAACAAGTCCTAGGATATGGCATTTTATCAGTTCCCTTTGTCTTGCTTGTTCTTGGGTTATTTTTGACAGAGGGATGGAGAAAGGGATTGACCATTCTCCTTGTCGCCTCGACCGCGGTCGTCTGCATATTAGTTGGAACCTGGTTGCTTAATTCCTAACCCCTTTGGCCGCCATCCTAACGAATCCTGAATATGACCATTGATGAATGTTTCCAAGCCATAGATAAAGGTGAAGGTTTGTTCTTTTATCCCGACGACATAAAAGAAATCCTCCAACGCTTCGCCCTGGAGTTCGTTACGAGTTGTTTACCAGTAGAAATGAAGATGACGTTAGTGCGTGGAACCGTTGATCCAGACGATTATTACCGCGATGAATATTACGTCGATGGATTTAACTACTGCCGCACCGCGACGTTGGAGGCGGCGCGTAAGATACTTGGTGTATGAACGATTCTTGGTACATTGGTTTCATGGTCGGTTTCATGACAGCTGTTGTGATCCTCGGGATTGCTATTACTATCATTACGTATTGATATGCCCATCCACGACACAATCGAAGAGTTGAAGAAACTGGAAGCGAAGGCGACGAAAGGACCTCGTGATGGCGCACGAGCAATCCTGACAAACATTAAAATTGAAGGAGTTGAGACAACCGAATTGAATCAAGATGAATTGAAGTTTATATCGGCTGTATTGGCGGCCTTCCCCTCCCTCATCGCCGAGTTAGAGCGGTTGGATCGCAGCAACAAGGCCAAAGGCGAGTTCGCTGATAAACTCTGTGATGAACAGGAAAAAGTAAAGCGGTTGGAAGAAGAAGTCCAATACCTTCGAGCAGCATTTGTAGAGGATTCAAAAACGATTATCAACTGCAAAGGAAGCGAATTTCAAAAAACCAAAACGATAGAGCGGTTGGAGAAAGAGAATGAGAAATTGGTGAAATGGCACGAAGGAAACAAAATCCTGTCCGAAAGTTATAGAGGGCAGAACGAAGAACTCACCCGTCTCCGCGAAACGATAGAGCGGTTGGAGAAAGAGAATGAACAGAAAACGGATGCGATTTCAGTTTACGCGATTTGGAAGAAAGATTGGGAATCCCGTGAAGCTAAGTGGCAGAAATACTCAGAGAGTGTAGAGAAGATTCTCAATGCTTTCTACGGTTCGTGGGTTTTAGGTCAGAAGTGGATAGACCAACGTGACGCCGCCCTCGCTCTTGCGCCTAAAAACGAATAGATATGCTCGACCTCCAAAAACTGAAAGACCTCGAATCAAAGGCGACGAAAGGGAAATACGAAGTTGATGAAGATACAGTTTCCGTCAATATAAACTCGTTGATGGAAACAGGTGATGTCTATTTTATCGCGGACGACTTCTTCACTCGTGAGGATGCCGATTTCATCGTCGCCCTCCGAAATTCATTTGGCCAGCTAGTAAGTGAGATTGAACGGTTGCAGGCGATGTGTTTCAAACAGGCGGTTGTTCTTGGCGAAATGCAAACCCAACTAAAGCAAGCCGAAGCTCTAAGATGTCCACATACGATTGGATGATATGCCTTGCAACCATGATGAAGTAAACCTAATCCGTTCTGGTGGTGGTGATCCAAATCCATTACCTATTTGCAAGAATTGTGGAGCTATCATTGTTCAATTAAAAAGACGCACCCCCGAAGAGATACAGGTCTACTGGATGGAACGTGAGGCGAAGTGGCAAGTGTTCGCCTCTCAATTTGAACGCACAATGTTACCTGAAGACCCACGCATGAAACTAAAACCAAACTGATATATCGGTATCAATATGTCATCTAAAACGACACATTGCGAGAAACACGCCAAAGACAGATTTATTACAACTTGCCTCTGTAATCCGTCTCATTGTGCCTCTTGCGCTCATCCAATGACGGGATTTGAAAAGGACTTTATGACACACTTAAAATCCGTATCACTTGAGACAAAAGTCTCTGTGAAGATACCAAGGAACCAAAAGGAAATGGATAAAATCATTGAGAAAATTAAACATGACACATTCTGCAAGCCAGACCATAACGTTGAATCCGACGGAATGGTTGCCTTAAAACTTTCGAGGGCAGATGTTGCTGGACTTATTGTAGCCGTTCAATACCATATAGACGAAAACGAGGACGGACGGGTCGAGCTAAAGCGTATTCGTACCCACTTGGAAAAAGCTTTGAAGTACTAATATGCTCATGTCTCACCTACTAATCTAATAAAATATCAATAAACATATGAAATCAATCATTATCGACGGAGTAACCTACGTCCCAGAAGGAACAATTAAAGGCCAAACAGCTGTGAACACTGACGGTTTGAAATACTGCATTGTTCGTACTTACAGTGCTGGTGTATTCGCTGGTTATCTCAAAAGTCTCGTGGGAAAAGAAGGTATCGTTTTGAATGCTCGACGTTTGTGGTACTGGGCAGGAGCCGCTTCACTCTCTCAACTTGCTATGGAAGGTGTGAGTAAACCAAAAGAATGTAAGTTTCCTTGCGAAGTTAACGAGGTGCAATTATCAGAAGTAATTGAAGTAATCCCATGTACCGAAGAAGCTCAAAAGTCCATCGCTAAGGTGGCGAACTGGAGTGAGTAATATGACCACTACAATCGCGTCAGGCAACGGCAACGGCAACGGCAACGGCAACGGCTACGGCAACGGCAACGGCAACGGCAACGGCAACGGCAACGGCAACGGCAACGGCAACGGCTACGGCAACGGCAACGGCTACGGCAACGGCAACGGCAACGGCTACGGCGACGGCAACGGCTACGGCGACGGCTACGGCGACGGCAACGGCAACGGCAACGGCTACGGCGACGGCAACGGCGACGGCTAGGCTTGTATGTCTTTTTGTCTCACCTGTGGCTCTCCAACGCTTAGACAAAGGACGTATTGTCCTGTGCATTCACAAACAGGGAGGGAAAAATTAAAACCTAAAAATTATGCCTCTAAAACCGTCCAAGGAAAAAAAATACACTCGTATCCGTATACTGAAGAAGACGTTGAAGGATGTGCGTAAAGCAGCTAAACGATCAGACATGAGTTTGGTCGCTTTTGTAGATGTAAATCTGCGAGTAGCTAGTCAGGTTATGGTACTAGATCGTGTGGATAAAGTGGGCTTGACATAACATACAAAAGGTGGGACACTGTATCCATGAGGCTGATGCCTCTCTCGCAGACCTCCTCACGACGATTGCGGCCACAACTGCTCCCGCCAGTGAGGAGGAATAAGCCCAAGCTACTAAACAGACCTATGAAGAAACTACCGCCCGTGTTGCCCTGTCCACTTTGTCACGGTGAACGAATACGCAAGCCTGTGAATATAAAGATCGTCGAGGACAAGCTGCACGGTGGCAACAGAATGGAAACGACTTGGAAAAATGTATGTAAAAAATGTGAATAATATGAACTCCACCCGATCAGAATTTTACCGCTTGAAGAACCCAGAAGGCCCACGAACCACCTACGAACTCCAACAGGTTTTCGAGGATATGTTCAAGAATGCCGTCCGTGAAGCCGACGGGATGGAATGGACGCGCAAGCTGTCAAAACCACCGTATGGAAAAACCTGAACGCTGCGATTTTTGTAACAAGCATTTAGATGATTGTGAGTGTCCAAGTGGCCCGTGGTTCTTGATAAGTAAGTATGAACCAGACGTAGACCTTTACGACGATAAGTGATTTTATTCATTAACAGATCCTATGGAAAATGAAATTCAAACCGTACACAACGAACTTTCAATGACGGACGTGCAAACACGCATTGACGACATGATAACCAACCGCGCGCACATGATCGCCAAAGTGCGCCCCCTCTTGATCGAGGGAACGGACTTCTACCGATTGCCTGGAATGAAGAAAGACAGTTTGGGAAAGCCTGGAGCAGAGAAGCTCGCGTCATTCTATGCCCTTCGCGCGTCGTTCAAGATCGACAACGAGACGATGGATGCCTTGGGAGACATGGGCGATAAGAAATTCGTTGCCTACGTTTGCACACTCACATACAACGGCATTTTTGCTGGCGAGGGTCGTGGCGCAGCGTTCGTCGAACTGATGCGCAATAGCTATCGCCGTATCTTCAATTCGGACAAAGCATCGCTCACGGCCGAGGAAACAGCCGCGCTCAAAGGCCCGTTCAAAGGCACATCCAAGACAGGATCGACCTATGAATACTGGAAGCTGCAAGAGGAACCAGTGTTCGACCCGCTCGCGCTCAACAAGACGATCAAGATGGCCCAAAAATCCGCGTTCGTTGATGCCGTGATCCGCGCAACTGGCATGAGCGACCTGTTCACGCAGGACGTCGAGGATGGTGTGATCGAGGTTGACGAGCAAGTTGTCCATCAAGAAGCGAAGCCAGCCGCCAAGCCAACAACGAAAGCCGAGACGCCAAACTATGGAACGTCGGCGCACGACGAATACCCACCCGAACCATTCCCAGACCACGCACCAGAGGATCAAGGCGAGTTGTGCGCTGCGTGCGGCAAGGGCCACTACAAGCTCCGCAATGGTGCGCGCGGCGAATTCTACGGTTGCTCCAATTATCCAACCTGCAAATCCACGAAGGATTCGATGGCCTAATATGATCTGCCCTTATTGCGGCCTAGAGGCCGAATGGGTGGAGAACAATGCGATCTACGGAAAGAATTACGGCAATTCATACATGATGTGGCTTTGTCGCCCATGTGATGCTCGTGTCGGTTGTCACAACAACACGAAGAAGCCTCTAGGAACGCTCGCGGGGCCAGTCGTCCGAGCGTGGCGTGTCCATGTTCACACATTACTTGATCCTATTTGGAAGTCGAAGAAAGCGGGTCGAGATGAAATATACGGGCGAATGAAGCAAGAATTTGGTCGCGAAATTCACGCTGGCGAAGCGGATGATGAAACTTGTCGCATCGTGATTGCATGGCTTGAGAAAAACTTTTATCAAAAATGAATATGTCTCCCACAGAAACAATGGTCGAAGTCTTACACGAGGAACAAATCGAAAGCCTAAAAAGCGATGCCGCAAAACTACTCGCCAAAGCCCACGAGGTTGCGAACATCACGCAGCCCGAGCATGAGAAGCGTGCGGCCGAGTTTCGCGCCCAGATCAACATTCGCGCCAAGGCGTGCGAAGCCACGCGTGTGAAGCTCGTCAAGCCGCTCAACGACCATGTGAAGATGATAAACGCCGAAGTGAAGCAAGCCACCAACCCGCTCGAAGAAGCCGACCTGATCGTCGTGCGCGGCCTCACGATGTACCGCAACAGCTCACAGGTACAGGCGGCCAAGGACGCGGCTGCCCAAGCCGCACGGGACGCCTCACACGCCGTCCGAATGGGAGACTTGGAGAAGATGCAGGTTGCCAACGACGAACGCGCCGTAGCCGCTGCTATCGCGCCACGCGCTGTACAAACGCAGTCGGGCAAGCTCACCTATCGCAAGGTGACACGCTACGAGATCGAGAACCAAGAGTTGATCCCTGCTGCCTATTGGGTGATCGACGAGAAGAAGATTGCCGCGACCGTCAAAGCAGGTATTTCAATCCCAGGTGTAAAAATGTGGGAGGAGGAAGTACCTATCAACGGTTGATTTATGTCCGTGAAAAACCAAGTGGCCGAAGTCCTTGATCGTTCACAACCAGCGCGTGATGAGGATAGAATCCTGATATCAGAGTTCTATCGTAAATGGCATCCTGAGTTCATCCACAACGGCTGCTGGGTGAACGTGGACAACATCGTGAAGCTCACCAGCCCCGAAACGATCACGCGCATCCGCCGCAAGTTTCAGGAGGAGGGAAAATACGAGGCTAGTCCCGAAGTCAAATTGAAACGCAAAGGCCGTGAGGAGAAAGTTGGCGAACACATCGTCACACCCCACTGGGCCGAATCATTTGAGTGATATGGATAAAGATAAACCAAAAATAGATAACAAGAGAACGCTATCACAGAATCGAGCTTTGCATTTATACTTTACTCTCGTTGCCACGTCTTTGAATGCCGCTGGAATAGAAATCAAGGCGTCACTCCCCGACATGGAGA